GACGGCGGCAACCCGGAAATCATCATGCTCCCCTACGGCCAGAAGAAGCAGATTGCGGCTTTCACGGGTGCTACGAAGTACGCAGGTACTTATGTGGACGGTCAACGGACTGCACAGGCAGCGTTGATCGGCTCAGTGGATGTCTACATCTCCGATGCCGGCAGTCACAAACTCGTCTTGAACCGATTCATGCGGTCGCGAACCATCTTCGGCATTGACCCCGAATATGTGTCCGTTGCCTTCCTGGATGGGATTCAGATGGAAGACCTGGCGAAGACGGGTGATGCGAACAAGAAAATGCTCATCACGGAATTCTGCTTGGTAGGGGATAACCCTGATGCCCATTTCAAAATCCAGGATCTCCCGTAGGCGCACTTTAAAATACGCCTAGCGGTTATCCGCTTTTAAATGCGCCTCCGGGTTAAAATCCGGGGGCGTTTTTCCGAGGAATGTATGTCGATTGAGAAAATCAGCACCGAATACAACGCAGACGGAACGTGGACCCAAACAGGGTTCGAGGATGACAAACTTATCATCCGTCATGAATCCGATGTCTCTGCCGCGCTTGAATACGCGACCAAGCTCCGAAACACAGAGGACTACTCGAAACAGGGTATCAAGAACGGGTTTTGGCACATCGCCACCCTGCCAACCACGATTGTCCTGAAGCTCAAAGAGGCGGGTATCGACATTTACGAGCCTAAATGCTCGGCGAAGGAAATCGTTGCTGGCCTGAAAAAGATCGGCGCAGAACACTTCCTCACGACAGCCAAACGTGTCTGACGATCAGCGGATGGTGAAGGCTTTCCATCTCATGGATGGGGAGCCAATAGAAGCTCTGAGACTCTGCAACGATGTCCTCAGAGACGATCCTAGCCACGTAGCAGCCCTTTTCATGACCGGGTGCCTACAGAGCCGGGCAGAGCACTTCGGAACGGCCCTGTCCCTATTTGAGAGGGTCATCAAGCTCCAGCCGAAGCGCGATGAGGCATGGAACAACGCCGGTCTAGCCTACCAGGAGTGCGGAAAGTTCTCAGAAGCCAAGGAGCACTTCAAACGGGCCCTGGGACTCGTTAAAAAGCCCTCCTACATGGCAAACCTTGGCGCGGCATATCTGAGCGAGGGAAATTATTCCGAAGCTATCCGGTGGTGCAAAAAGTCACTGGAGACCGAAGATAACGACGGAGCATGGACAACGCTAGGTTTTGCGCACTTGGCGCAAGGGAACTGGAAGGAAGGGTGGGCCGGGTACGAACATTGCCTAGGCGGAAGATTCAGGAAGATCGAGACGATTGGTGATGAAAGAAAATGGGATGGGGAAAGGGTCGGGAGCCTTTTCATTTATGGAGAGCAGGGATTGGGAGACGAAATCATGTATGCGTCGATCCTCCCTGATGCGATTCCACGAGCAGACAAAATCGTACTTGAGTGCGACAAAAGGCTCAAAGGACTATTCCAACGGTCCTTCCCTCAAATCGAAGTCCGAGGAACCAGACGAGAGCAAAAGAACTGGGCGCAAGAGCGAGAATTTGACGCAGGGTGCGCGGCTGGGTCTCTAGCCCATTTGTTCAGGCCGAGCAGAGATGAATGCCCGAAAACCCCTTACTTGATTGCTGATCCTGAGCGCAGGTTGCAGTGGAGAACACTGTTCGATTCATGGAATAAGCCAGTTATCGGGATTGCCTGGAGCGGGGGTAGGGCTGCAACTCAGAGGAAAGAACGCCAAGTAGGACTCGAATCCTTCCGCAACCTCATTGAAAACACCGATGCGGTTTTCGTCAGTCTCCAGTACACCGATGCTGACGACGAAATCAAGGAAACAGGGCTCCCTGTAAAACACATTCACCGGGCAGTGCAAAGCCCGGATTACGACGATACGGCAGCGTTTGTCTCTGAACTGGATTTCATCATCGGTCCGCCCACGACCATTCACCACCTAGCGGGGGCTCTGGGGAGGCCCAGCACAATCCTAGTACCTAGCCGGCCAATGTGGGACTGTAGCTCTGGAGACAGTTGGCCTTGGTATCAATCTCAAACCTTCTTTCGACAACTCAAGAACGAATCTTGGGCCGAATGCATCAGGAGATTTCATGCTTCAAGTCATGATCGGCTACGATCCTCGCCAGCCCATCGCGTACAACGTACTCCAGCACTCGATAGTGACAAATTCGAGCGAGCCTGTCAGTATCACGCCGCTCATCCTTTCTCAGCTCCCCATCAAACGGAGGGGGCTTACTGAATTCACCTACTCACGATTCCTTGTTCCATACCTCAACGGGTTCAAGGGAAGAGCACTTTTCCTTGATGCGGATATGGTAGTAACAGGTGACATTGCAGAACTGTTCGAGGAAGGCGGGATGAACGCTGTAAGCGTCATGCAGGAGCAGCCGAAGTTCGAGTGGGCCTCTGCCATGCTGTTCAACTGTGGAGCCTGCCTACAGTTGACCCCCGAATACATCGACAACGAAGAAAACAAACTCTTCGATCTGGCATGGGCTCCTCACGTAGGGAAATTCAGCCCGGAATGGAATCACTGCGTAGGGTATCAAGAGCCGAAAGAATCCAAGCTCTACCACTACACCCAAGGCCTACCATGTTTCCCGGAGACAAAAGGACTCCCTGAAGATCGTGTCTGGGAAGATGCAAGACGATCAGCAAATGGAACTGTCTCATGGAATGAATTGATGGGCAAGTCAATTCATCGTGAACCTGTTCTGCGTCGGATGCTCGGGAGGTATCAATGATGGGCAAACTCATTGCGTTCACTGGGATCACGGAGCAATGCAAAGCTAGGCTTTTGGCCGTCCAACCCGAGGACTGCTTCACATGAAGGTTACATGGCTCAATACCGATCCTCTCATTGCAAGCGCAAGGCTTCGTAGCCTGATCCCAAAGAAGATTCTCGAAGAACAGGGCCTGGTCTGGGCTGGGCATGATGTGGTCATCGCTGCAAAGCACGGATGGAACCCTCTGATCATCCGCGAAGCCTGCAAACGCATGGTCATGGATGTCTGTGACGACCATTTCAGAGGCCCGCTTGCCGCTCACTATCGCCTGGCTTGTGGCATTGCCGACGTAGTGACATGCAACAGCAAGCACATGCAGCAGACCATCAGGGATCACACTGGAAAAGAAGCTATCGTGATCGACGATCCCTACGAAGACCCGGAACTAGAGCCAGTCCAAGGGGAAGGCGTTTTGTGGTTCGGCCATTCATCCAACATGAAGGACTTGGACACCATCGCGGCGGAAATCAGCTATCCACTTCACATCGTCAACAATGACAACTACACGCCCGAAGTACTAGACCGGGCATTGAAAGATTGCCGCTGCACGATCATTCCCAGCGGAAAGAAGAAGGGCAAGAGCGCAAACCGTGCCATTCGATCAATCCGCTACGGGAAATACCCTGTTTGCGGCTCCCTCCCCGCCCATGAAGAACTCGGGCTGGGGCTGTTCGATATCAAGGATGAACTGGACGAAGCGATGAAGTGCGATATGTCCGAAGTCGTCAGGCACCTACAGGACAAGGTACGGGAGAGGTTCTGCCCGCAGAAGATCGCGAAGGACTGGCTGAGAGTCATCCACCATGGGTGACGCGCTCCACGATGTTCCGTGCTGGCACGGCGATGGTAAGACGCGGTTTCTCTTCAAGATGAACTACAACAAGGCCGCTCTTAGCTCTCTTCACAACGACGCAAGGCGCCCCAATGAAGCGCCGTGCTCCAGAGTCCATAGCAAGATCGCCAGCCCGACTGACCGTGCAAAGCGCGCCTTCTGAAATTTCCATCGTGCAATTATGAAACTAAACCTTGGCTCTGGCAACCGCTCCATCCCAGGCTTCACCAACGTCGATCTGCCCGACAACTGGTGCAAGTCCAAGCCTGAGGTGGTTCACGACATTCGGGAAAGACTCCCATTCGATGACAACTCAGCAGACGAAGTACATGCATACCATGTCTTCGAGCACTTCTACCGCTACGAAGCCGATGCCATCCTGATGGACTGGTGCCGAGTCCTGAAGCCTGGTGGTTTGATGGTTCTTGAGCTCCCGTGTCTCGACAAGATCATCAGCATTTTCAACATCTCGATTGAGAAGGGGCTAGAACTCCCTGAGAACCTGACTTTCTGGGGTCTCTACGGCGACCCGAAGTATTGCGAACCTGCCATGGTTCATCGGTGGTGCTACTCCAAGCACGAGCTACAGACCATGATGGAACTGAACGGCCTGATGGTGGACGCAAGCAAGCTGCCGCAGACCCATCAGCCCGTCAGAGACATGAGATTGGAAGGCAGGAAATGAATCAATGGGTCCTGGACTTCGCCAAGAAGCACAAAGGCAAGATCAAAGGAAGCGTTCTTGAAGTCGGCAGCTACAACGTAAACGGGGCCTTGCGCTCCGTTTTTCCGATCACGGTCGGAATCGATATGAGAGAGGGGCCCGGGGTAGACAAAGTGCTCAACGTCACCGATCTACTCTCTACCTACGGGTCCGAATCCTTCGATTGTGTTTGCTCTGCCGATGCGCTGGAGCACATCGAGGATTGGAAGGGTGCCCTAGAAAATATGTGGGCAGTTCTGAAACACGATGGCGTCCTGTTCCTGACAATGGCGAATATGAAGAAAGGTGTCCACGGATATCCGGCCGATTACTGGCGCTGGCCACTTGATGAATTTTGTCGACTGTTCGCATACAATAGCGTCCTGGACTGTTTCGAGGCCGGCCCGAGTCAAGGTGCCGTAGTCATCAAAACAGCAGCCCTGAATCTAAGTATTCACCCTAGGGCTGTTAAATGACCATCTCCACATTCGCTGATCTGAGAACGGAAATCGCATCTTGGCTGAACCGTACCGATCTGACGACTGCCCAGCTTTCCCAGTTCGTTACTCTCGCGGAATCGGACATCCGCAACGATCTGGAAGTGCGGGAGAAGGAGCTGACAACCACGGGAACGATGGTTTCTGATGGTTTTACTCCTCCATCTGGATACCTCCATGTTCGCACTCTGATCGTCAACGACATCCCCTCTAGATTCCTCCCGCCCGAAGAATTCCAAGTCAAAGTCAACTCGAACACCCCGGGCTACTACACCACGGCCGGGAACGACATCAAAGTATCCGAGGGGAATGGGGCGACCTATGACCTACGCTACGTTGGGGGGATCACGGCGCTAAGTGCAGATGGGGATTCCAACTGGGTACTAGCAAATGCCCCGGAAATCTACCTTTGGTGCGGGGTGAAATATGGGTCTGTCTTTCTGAAGGATGTTCAAGGAGCGGTGGCCTATGACACGCTCTACAAGGACGCCTACGCCAAGCTGAACTGGCTTGAGCGGCAGGCGAAGTATTCCGGCCCGATGGTGGTGACGCCGGCATGATCAAGCTGATCGGCTTCGCGCCAGATGCGGACCCATCTATTCCCGGGGTTCTGACGGACTGCGTGAATGTCGTCCCTACGGACAATGGGTTAGAGGGCGGGCCGGCAGAAGCCGATGCGGTGGTAGGGCTAGCAGCCCTTGCTGCTGAATGCCGGGGTTCGGCCGTTCTGATGAACACCGGGGGGACGAGACGCCATTTTGCTGGGACACAGACGGATATGTACGAACTGTCCGGTACGGCGTGGCTGGACGTTTCTCGTACGGCGAACTATACCGGGTCAAGCGAAAATCGATGGCTGTTCGACCAGTTCGGGAACATCGCTCTCGCCACGAACGATACTGAGAAAATCCAATGGACCTCGGCGGGGAACTTCCAGGACGTAACCGCCGCTCCGAGCGCCCGGGTGATCTTTACGACCGACAACTTCGTGATGGCGCTGAACTACAACCACACGACCTTTGGTGATGTCCCGGATGGGTGGTGGTGCAGTGCATATCAGGATTATTCCAGTTGGACTGCCTCGGTTACGACCCAAGCTACTCAAGGTAGGTTGATTGGGAATGGCGGTCCTCTGACGGCCGGTTTGAGGTTGGGACCCTACGCAGTTGCCTACAAAGCCACCTCTCTTTTTCTCGGGTCTTACGTAGGCTCTCCCATCGTCTGGCAATGGGAGCGGATTCCCGGGGATGTGGGATGTATCGGTCCTGAAGCCCTCTGCGACATCGGTGGGGCACATATCTTTGTGGGGGAAGACAACATATGGATGTTCGACGGAACCCGCCCCCAACCTCTGGCGACTGGACAGGTGAGGCAATGGTTTTTCGACAATTCAGCCGCGAGTCAGAGGTTCAGGACGATTGTGAAATACGACCGTCAGAACAATCGGGTGTGGATTTTCTATGTATCTTCATCGGGTTCCTTCTTGGACTCTGCTTTGGTCTATCACCTCACGACCCAAAAATGGGGAAGGGCGAACCACTCGATTGAAGCAGCGGTGAATTTCGTGACCCCGGGCATAACGTGGGACACCCTATCTAGTCTTGGGGCAACGTGGGATTCCCTGCCAGACATTCCATGGGATTCGCAGTTATGGCAGGCGGGCGGCAGGGCACTTGCGATCTTCAACACCAGCCATGAACTCCAGATTCTTGGGGGAGCCTCGACAGGGGGAGGGATCACGACGGGGGACTATGGAGACGACACACAAGTCTCAATGCTCCGCTCCTCGAAATTGAGATTCATTCAGTCCCCCACTTCTGCAACCGCCCAAAGCTCGAAGAAGATGGCGGAAGGCGATGCATTGACAGTTTCGGGAAGTTCCACCTTGGCTGGTGGGAAGTTCGACCATCGGCAGACTGGGAGATTCCATCGTATCGCCTACACGATGACTGGGCCTTTTGAAGTCGTCGGCGTCCAGCCTGACCTAGTACCAACGGGGCAGAGATGAGACTGAATGAAGCCCCCCTCCTTCCTTCGATTGAAGGGCCTTTGAAGATTGCTTTGTCAAAGGTCTTCCGAGAAATCGCAATCAAGGTCAATCAACTGGCCGATGGGACGATGTCTGGATATGACAGGGTTTCCACTACTGTCCCAAGTACCGGAACGTGGTTCATCGGGGATTTTGTGAGGAAGTTCAATCCTGTTGTGGCCGGGGGCGGTGGGAATCAATACGTCATCATCGGATGGACACGTATCACCAATGGATCGAATAACGTGTTGAATACCGATTGGGTAGAAAACCGGACTTTGACGGGAACTTGATGGAACTATTTCAATGCTCCCCGCAAGATATTGACAGAGCCTGGGCTGATGGTGCGAGTAAACTATCAGAAGCGACGAAATGGGCCTCGCGAGAGATAACCCCAGATCAGTTGAAAATGATGCTCGCGAGGGGAGAAAGACTCCTTATCGGAGCGAGAGACGCAGAAGGTATCAAGG